CCTAGTTGGTATAAGGCTTTGGGTATCCTTCTATTTTTTCTGTCAATGACGGTATATAATATAGGGGAATATACTAAAGGCTATAAACAAGGTTTCGATGATGGAGTAAAGGAATGTGTTGAAATACTTAAAAAGAAAAATCCATGAGCAAACTATACAAAGTAACCATTTCCGATGCATCATCTGTATCATGTCTGCTGTTTTATTCTAAAAGTTAAATCTTTGGTTATGAGTATTTTACGACTAAAATAATTGTGTAAATATTTGGCTAATTCATTGATAATGAGTATCTTTACAATACTTAAAAGAAACCAATATTACTAACAATTAAAAGACAAGAGCAATGAAAGCAACAATCGAATTAACAAAGAAGACAGCTTTAGAAGAAATTATTAATAGCAATGATATTGATACAATAAAGTCTTTGATAGAACGCAAAGAGATGTCGTTAAAAGAAGCAGAAGAAAATGCGGCATTCTACGAAAGTATCTGTAATGAAGACTTTGCAAGTAATGAAAGGCAGAGAGCCAATAGACTTATTCGAGATATAGAAATATTAAAGTTAGCAATTTAATACATAAGAGCAATGAACACATATTACAAGTTTGCGCCAAACGTGTTTTTGGCAAAGTGCGAAGAGATGCACAAAAAAGGTGAAGAAATTCTAGTTACCACCAAGTATGGCAAAGAAAACGAAAGCATCGTTTTCAATCTAATTCTCGAGAAAGATGGTTTTTATTATTACTCCATCGCCCGGGCTGATGGCTTTAACGTTCAAGAATGGGCTAAGCAAAGAGCGGAACGCAGACGTGAATGGGCCGTATCAGCAGTGCAAAAAAGTAATGAGTATTTTCAGAAATCGAATAAACATCGAGATTTTCTTTCTTTAGGCGAGCCCATCAAAGTAGGGCACCATAGTGAACGAGGTCATCGCAAAATGATAGATGATGCCTGGAACAACATGGGTAAAAGCGTTGAGTTCAGTGATAAGGCAAATGAACATGAAAGAGTGACCCAATATTGGGAGAAACGTGCCAACACGATCAATTTGTCTATGCCGGAAAGCATTGACTTCTACGAACACAAGTTGGAACAAGCGAAAGAATACCATGAAGGTGTAAAGTCTGGCAAATATCCGCGTGAACATGCTTATACTCTTACTTATGCCAAGAAAGCAGTTAATGAAGCACAAAAGAATTACGAACTTGCTAAAAAGTTGTGGGGAGATGAAAACGAAAACCAATAAAGCGATTTCATTACTCCAGTGCGGTGATTTAAAAGCCGCACTAGCAATTTCCTCCACTTTTCGCATTGGATTTACCAAAGAAGAACGCAGAACATTGAAAATTGCGTATGAATGTCTTTCTGGTAATGCCGGGTTCTACCAGCAGATTGGTATTGACACCAATAGCGAGATAGAGAAAAGTAAATCCATCCTTTTATCAAAATATATGTTGAAATCAGCACCATAAGAATATGAATCTAACACAGAAAGAAGCGTTAAGGCAATTACAATCATATTGCAGGGCAAATGGTTTCTCCCTCAATCCATCGAGTTTGCCGAAACATACATACGCTATAATATTGGCGGATGGCGACAACGGAGAAATAACGACACGTTACCCGAACAAGCGTATAAGCGGCTATTACACCCCAAAAGAGTTGTTAATATGGC